CGATAGCAGCGGGTTTGTGGTAAACCAGCTTTCAGCGACCAACATCAACGTATCATCCGCCACATACTTGTATATGGCCGTGGCGTAGGGTAATTAAGGAAACTCAGATGGCAGACTATCGTATCCGTGAGAGTGGCGCAGTCGTAACCGAAAGCGAACTTCGCGCCATGCACCCGAACACATCCTTCCCCTATGTCTTAACCGAAGAACTGGTTAACGACTTGGGCGCGGACGTTGTGTTCGAAGGCCCGCAAGCAACTTCTCCTGATCGCTACCATTACAGCCAACGTGATGGCGTGGAGCAGATCGACGGCAAGTGGTATACCAAGTATATCCTTGGCCCTGTCTTCTCTGACTACACGGACGAAGAAGGTGTCACGCACACGGCGGCAGATCAGGAAGCCGCATACCGCGCAACTGTTGACGAAGCCACGAAGGCTGCGAACCGCGCGACCCGCAACCAGAAGCTGACTGAATGCGACTGGACGCAGCTAGGTGACGTTCCGCTCACGGCTCAGTGCAAGGCTGACTTCGCTGATTACCGCCAATCCCTACGCGACATTGACCTGCTCGATCCCGTATGGCCGGAAGCTCCGGCTGAAGTATGGGCCGCATAACCATGGATATGTCCTTCGGCGTAGATACGCTTCTGACTGTCATCGCTGGCGTTTTTGCCATCATCGGCGTTTGGAACCAATTGAGCAACCGACTGTCTATTCTGGAAACTAAGCTGGAATACGGCGACGAGAAGTTCAGCGCCATCGACAAGAAGTTCGATGAAGTCATGATGCACTTGCGCCGGATTGAAGATAAACTGGACAATAAGGCAGATCGGTAATGGCTTTCAAGCTAGGCCCACGTTCTCTCATGAACCTTCGCGGCGTGCATCCTGATTTGGTGCGCGTTGTTAAGCGTGCAATCAGCATTTCCAAAGTTGACTTCACCGTCATCGAGGGACTGCGCACAATGGCACGCCAGCGTGAACTCTTCGCCAAGGGTGCGACCAAGACAATGCGTTCGCGCCACATCCACGGCTTCGCAGTTGATATTGCGCCGTATGTTGGCGGCAGCATCCGTTGGGACTGGCCGCTGTTCGACCATATTGAAATTGCTATGAAGGCTGCTGCAAAGCTAGAGAACGTGCCAATCACTTGGGGTGGCGACTGGAAGTCGTTTAAGGATGGACCGCATTGGGAACTTCCCCATGCAAAATACCCTGACCCAAAATGACACTGAAAGAACTTGAAGCCGCGCTATTGGAACGTGTCCGCGTTTGGTGGCGGCCAGTAGCCTGCATTGGCATCGCCGGAGGTGTTGTCATTCACGGCATCATTCTACCTTTGTGGCGCAAGGAAAGTTTGGATTTAACTGGATGGGCTGCAGTAATTACCGCTTGCTCTACTGTGTTTGCTGTGCGAACATGGGAGAAATTAAAGCAAGGTGGTGATGATGGAAACGTGGGTGAAGGCGATTGATTTTCCAGAATATGAAGTTTCTGACGCTGGTCGCGTAAGAAGGGTTTCTAGCGCAAGAGGGGCAACTTCTGGGGCCGTGCTGAAGGCTTATGATAGCAATGGCTATTTAAAGGTAACCCTAACCGCCGGGAATAGAAAAAGAAAAGTATCTGTCCACAGGCTTGTGCTCGAGAGCTTTGTCGGAATGCCGAATGAAAAGATGGATTGTTGTCATTTCAACGGTGTCAGGACTGATAACAGGCTTGAAAATCTTCGCTGGGCAAGCCGAGCAGAAAATATGAGTGATGCAAAAAGGCACGGAACCGCCGCCATTGGCGAGAAAAATGGACACGCAATTCTAAAGCGTGAAGATGTGGTTACAATTAGGCAGCTGCGCTCCGCAGGGGCCAAGGTTGGCGAGATAGCAAAATTGTTTAGTGTGACACATCAGGCCATTTCTGATATTTGTAGATACAGAAATTGGAGGCATGTTTGAAATGGGGCCGATTAATCCGTTCATGGGCTATGTGGCGGCAGGCGCTCTTGTTATTGGCATCGCCGCCGGTTGGAAAGTCAAAGACTGGCAGTGTGATGCTGCCTATGCGAAAGCTCTGGAAAAGGCTGAAAAGCAACGCAAAGAGCTTCAGGGGAAGATAGATGATATTTCGACTGTTTACCAAATCGAGCGCGATAAAGCCGATATGGTGGTCGCCGGACAAACAAGCACGGTGCGAGAGATTTACAAAACGCTCCCTGCTGTTCCTGCTGATTGTGCTGTTGATGCTCGTGTTCTCGGGTTGCTCGAAAGCAGTATCAGTGACACCAATTCCCGCGCCTCCGGCAAACTTGGCGAGTAACTGCTCACCGCTTCCCTTGCCTCCGAAAAACATGACGGACCCAGACCGCGCCATCTGGGAAATTGAAATAATTGCCAAATATGGTGATTGTGCGCTACGTCACCGCCTGACGGTTGATGCTTGGAGAGAGGCTGTCCGTCAAAAGTGAATAGAGGGGGTTGGCTATGGCAGCTAAACTTTTATCTGACGAAGAGTTTATCAAGTTGTGGCAGAAGGCTGATGGAAGCCCGCGCCAAGTCGCTGAATTAACAGGTATTCCAGAGCGTAGCATCTACAAGCAGCGTAAATCATTGGCTGATAAGGGCATCGTTCTACAAACAAAGACACGCGGAAACGCTGGAAGCCGTGGCCCTTGGTCGTCTAATGACATTGGCCGCGCATATAAGAACCAGAACGAGATTTTCGTCGATACAGGCACCATAGTGGTGTTTTCTGATGCTCACTGGTGGCCGAACCAATGGAAGACTGTAGCTCACGAAGCTATGCACATCCTGATTAAGGAACTGAAGCCACGGGCGGTTGTGGCCAATGGTGATATTTTCGACGGTGCAAGGGTGTCTCGCCACGCTCCTATGGGCTGGTCTGAACTTCCTAGCGTCAAGGAAGAGCTTGAGATTTGCCAAGAGCATATGGCCGACATTGAGATGCTCTTACCCAAGGGCTGCGCTAAGTTCTGGAACGTTGGCAACCACGATATGCGGTTTGACCGTATGCTGGTGTCCAATGCGGCGGAATATGAGGGCATCTTGGAGCGGTTGGAAAACAAGTTTGACCGCTGGGATTTTGCTTGGTCGCTGATGGTTAATGACGATGTGATGATTAAGCACCGCTATCACAACGGCATCCACGCAACCTACAATAACGCCCTAAAGTCTGGCAGAACGATGGTTACAGGCCATCTTCACCGCTTGGCTGTTACGCCTTGGGCTGATTACAATGGACGCCGCTGGGGCGTTGATACAGGCACCTTATCTGACCCGCATGGTCCGCAGTTTGATTACGCTGAAAACAACCCATCACCGCACACATCCGGCTTTGCGGTGCTTACGTTTAAAGATGGGTTCCTCCTGCCGCCGGAGCTATGCGAGGTGCTAAATGGGAAAGCGTATTTCCGAGGCCAATGTGTATTCGACGGAGGAAGTGGCGATGACGATCTCAGCAATTGAGTTCTTAGAGCGGGCCGCTGACTTGATGCTCGAACGTGGGCAGGAATACGACAGCCCAGACGGTGAGCGCAGCATGAAGTCTACTGTTGCCGCGTTTAACGTGCTGACAGGGAATATACTGAGCGAACAAGAGGGCTGGCTGTTTATGCTGCTGCTGAAGATTAGCAGGCAGCACCAATCACCAGGCTGGCATCAGGATAGCTCAGAGGACGCAATCGCTTACGCCGCATTGATGGCGGAGGCATGGCAAAACCACGAAGAAGATGATATAGAGATTGTGTTTACGTTCTCTCCCGACGACTTTGATGAGTAGCTATGGCCCTTATTCCACTCTCTATACCGCCCGGAGTGTATCGTAGCGGCACTGAACTCCAGTCCGCAGGGCGCTGGTATGACGCTAACCTTGTCCGCTGGACAGAAGGCGCGATGGAGCCTGTTGGGGGCTGGGAGCAGCGTAATATTGCCGCACTGACTGGCAAGGCCCGATCTCTTCTCACATGGAAAACTAACGGCAACGTGCGTCTGATGGCGATTGGAACGTCATCCAAGTTGTATGCTGTTACTCAATCAAATGTTCTGGTAGATATTACGCCTGTTGGATTTACAGCGGGTTCTGACGATGCTTCTACGGGCGCTGGCTACGGGATTGGCACTTATAGTGGTGGCTATTACGGCACACCTCGCCCTGACACTGGTTCTGTAACGCCTGCAACAACATGGTCGCTCGACACTTGGGGCGAGTATCTTGTCGGCTGCTCGACATCTGACGGCAAACTATACGAATGGCAGTTGGACTATTCCACGCCCACCAAGGCCGCTGTCATCACTAACGCACCGATTAACAACATCGGCTGCTTGGTAACGGCTGAACGTTCGTTGTTCGCTCTTGGGGCTGGTGGTGATGGCCGTAAGGTTGCTTGGTCCGACTTGGAAGACAACACCATCTGGACACCCTCCTCCACAAACCTTGCTGGCAGCATTATCCTTCAGACATCAGGCCGGATTATCTGCGCCAAGCGTGTTCGCGGCCAGAACCTTATTCTGACAGACATCGACGCGCACGTTCTAACATATGTTGGACAGCCGTTCGTCTACTCGGCGGAAATTGCTGGCCGTGCGTGCGGCGTGGCTTCTGCTAATTCTGTGGCTGTTCTCGACAACATGGCCGTATGGATGGGGCAGAAGGGCTTCCACGTTTACGATGGTTATGTGAAGCCACTTCCCTGTGACGTTTACGACTACGTATTCAACAACATCAACACGAACCAAATCTCTAAGGTCTACGCTGTTAATAACTCGCAGTATAACGAGGTCTGGTGGTTCTACCCGTCCGCTGGCTCGAACGAGAACGACAGCTACGTTTCATGGGATTATGTTGAGAACCACTGGTCGATTGGCACGCTGGCCCGCACGGCTGGCACGGACCGCAGCGTATTCCGTAATCCGATTATGGTCGGCACGGATGGGTTCATTTATGACCATGAAGTTGGCCTGAACTACTCTGGCGCATCCCCCTATGTGGAAAGCGGCCCCGTGCAGATCGGCAACGGCGACAACGTGATGTATGTTAATGAGCTAATC